TGGAGTTCCGGTAAAGGTAGTTCAGGTAAGTAAGACTGCTGAGAAGAAAGCGACTGAAACTGCTAGAGAATGTACAGCTTGTTGTAACGCAGCAAAAAGCGACTATGAGCCTACGCTCACGGATTTTATTGACAATATAATTTGTCAGGATTCTGCAGTTGTTATTTTCTGGACAGACGGAACTAAAACTACTGCTAAGTGTGGTAAGGACGATACCTTTGATTACGAAAAGGGTCTCGCAATTGCTGTTCTTAAGTATGTATTCGGTAACAGAGTTTATCAGGAAGATATGAAGACTCTTATGGAAGCATATCCAAGAACTAAGTCTTCTGCAAAGAAAAAGACGGTTGAAAAGGCTGAAACTAAGAAGACGTCTACATCAAAGAAGTCATCTTCTTCTAAGTCAAAGTCGACTAATAAGAAGTCTATTACAAAGAAAACGTCTAATAAATAAAGATGATGAATTGGAGTTATATATTGTATATAGCTCCAATTTTATTGTTTTACAACAAGGGAGAATTCAATGAAAAAGATTATTGGAACACTTTTAATTTTGTCATGTGTAACTATGTTGGCTGCGTGTGGAAAAATTCAACATATACCTAGTGATGAATCTGCTATCACTGAAAACAGTACTACAACTGAAGAATCTGCAACATCTACAGAGCCAAAACAGACAGATGAGTCTTTACCTTCTGTCACAGAGCTTTCTTCAGCTATGCAGGAACAGTTTAGTGATATGCATAACTTTACTGTTAAGATGTATGTTTCAACAGAAGAAGGTGAATATTCTGAAGACGACAAATATATGGTTATGGCTGATGGTGACGGTGTAACTTATTCATATATCGCTAATTATCTTGAAACATATACAACTGATGATACAGTATATTATTATGATGAAACTCAGCAGAAATGGTTTACTGATACTTATGATCTTGGTGATACTGTTTCAGTTGAAGACGAAGCTGATACAATCAAAAATCAAGTATTCCCAGAAACAGCTGAAGTAAGTAGTAAATGCCTAAATGGTACAGAATATATTGCAGTCGCTTATGAAGATACTGATGACAATCATACTAAGGTTGTTTATTACTTCACAGACGATTTGGAGTTTGTTGCGGCTAGTTCAGAAATGCTCGGTGCTACTGAAATGTCTGGAGTAGACGTAAGTTATCTCTATATGACACTTTCATTAGACGGCGCAGTTATTCCTGATGATGTAAAAAATGCTGAAAAAGGTAATTTTGAAGAGTACCAGGTGGAAGCAACGTCAAGACTGTACGATCTCGATGGTGCCACTACATCTAATAACGAGGAGTAATTTTACCATAGTGAACTACCCATCACCTAAAGGTAATGGGCTTCTGTTAAATGGTTCACCAGACTAAGTGTTCAGAAATGGATACTACGATATTAAGGTTATGATACCCTCGGTTGACGCAACAGACTGTTGCTCTATCGTACATATTTAAGTTAGGTCAGAGTAAGAACAGCCTTGTGATATGTGCCTAAAAAGCCTTTTTATCATTGTCGAGTTGAAGTCGGAACAGTTGTATGGTGACAGTACAACAAAGTACGCACAACCTTATCTAAGATAAGGAGTTATGTATTTATTTACATTTCAGAAAGGAGTGCCAGTTATGGTATATGTATTAAACAAAAACGGACAGCCGCTTATGCCAACAAGCAGGCACGGTAAAGTAAAGCATCTTTTAAAGGATGGCAAAGCTAAAGTAGCTAAAAAATGTCCGTTTACAATACAATTGTTGTATGACAGCACGAATCATACACAAAATTTAACACTGGGTGTCGATACTGGAAGTGGTACCATTGGTACTGCCGTTAGTGATGACAATGGAGCGATTGTTTATATATCTGAGGTTTCAGTAAGAAATGATATTACAGATAAGATGACGCAAAGAGCAAAATATCGTAGGAATAGACGAAACCGTAAAACAAGGTATCGTAAAGCAAGATGGTTAAATCGTGGCAATTCTATTCAAACAGGCAGATTTAGTCCTACAATGCAAAGTAAACTCCGTAGTCATGTAAAAGAGATTGAATATGTGAAGTCAATTTTGTCAATAACACAAATGGTATTTGAGACAGGTCAGTTTGACACTCATCTGATGAAAAATCCAATGCTTGCAAGTTCTAAAGTAAAACATTGGGGATATCAAAAGGGTACTAATTATGGATTCGAAAATACAAAAGCAATGATTCTTAATCGGGATAATTATACCTGTCAATGTTGTAAAGGCAAACACAAAGACAGTAAATTAGAAGTTCATCATATGGTATTTCGTAGTCAAGGTGGTTCAGATACAGAAAGTAATCTAATTACGCTTTGTCATACTTGCCACAAGAATCTGCATAGTGGAAAAATTAATCCTAAGCTTCAAGGCAAAGAAAAAGGTACACTTAAATATGCCGCACAAATGAATTCTATCCGTAAACAACTTTTTATACTGTATCCAAATGCAATTGAAACTTTTGGTTATATTACAAAAGCAAACCGTTTATCACTAAATGTAGACAAAGAGCATTACTATGATGCCTGTGTAATCGCAACGCAGGGAAATCCTTTTACAGTAAACAGCAATTTATACAAGAAGAAATGTGTTTCAGACGGAGATTTTCAAAAAACAAAGGGGGTTCGTTCAGAACAACCAATTCCCACAGGCAAGATATGTGGGTTTTGTAAATTTGACAAGGTACAATATTTTGGGAAGGAGTATTTTATTAAAGGTAGAATGAGTACAGGTTATACAATCCTTATGGATATTAACGGAAAGAAAATTGATTTTTCTTCTATGCCAAAAGGATTCAAAACTCCTAAATTAAGCAACTGTAAACGCATAACAGCAAGGTCATCTCAGATGGTGCAGGAATTGGCGGTATAACGCAATTCATCCCACCACCTAAAGGTAGTGGGTTTTCTTGCTGAATTTTTATAAAAACTAGTTGCACGTAACAGTAAACTATTTACAATGGAATACCTCCTTGATATAATATAATCATAATATTAAGGGAGGTATTTACTATGTTGGAACAAATCTTTACAAAGCAATTTTTAAGCAAGTGTAGAAAGAACGCAGCTTTCGTATTATCTTTGATTAAGTATGGTTGTCTTATTATTGGCGCACCTTTAGCGATTATTTTCGCATCTAGTGTTGACGCATCTGATCCTTATGGAACAAATGCGACTATTGGTTGTTTTGTTGGTGTTGGACTGGTTGTATCAGCAATGCTGATTGAAATGTTCGTTGTAAAGTTCTTAGTTACAGATAATGAGCATATTCGTTGTATTTGGGATTTCAATTGGTATGGTCTTAAGAACCTCGACAATTATAAAGAATATAGAGAATACCTTAGAGAATGTGCAGCTGAAAGACGTAGAAGAGAGATCAAGTTTAAGCAGATTACGAATGTAGCAAATGCAGTTAATACAGAACCTGTAGTTGATCGTTCAAACGATATTCAGTTTACTGGAAGAAAGCCTATCAATATAGCCACTTCAAATACGAAATACAGTAACATGATGTAAGATATAAGGAGAATATAATGGTTGACATCAACAAAGTAAACGCCGCTAAAAAAGAAGTTTCAGAGGCTTATAACTTAATTAAGCCAATTGTTAAGGAAACAATTGCAAAGAATACAAAAGAAATTGATGGCATCATTAAGAAGATCCGCGACAATTTAACTACTTTGACTAATAAGGAGTTGCAGGATTACATGCTGCAGCTCTCTATTGAATTATATGACTTTACTGAAAGAAGGGACATGTCAGTACTCATGCAAGATTGTGCAATTGCAGTTTCAAAGAGTGCACAAGCTGATATATTTAACAGCACTGCTGGTACTCAAGCTGTTCGAAGCAATCAGTCAATAGTCGAATCAATGGACAAACAAGTTGTAGTAATGATACAAAGTGCTGTAGCAAATGGAATGAAATCAAAAGTGGATGAAGCACATCGTATCGTAAATATCCTATCTAACGTCCTTATTAGTAAGAATGCTGAAAATAAATTGAAAGGAGTTAGAGAGGATGGAGACAATTTATACCGTAACAGTGTTTCAGAAGATCAGTCATAATGATTCTATAGCCAACCCCCATATCTACGATTTTGGTGACCGCAGATGTGTAGGTTGGTTTGATTGTTTTGAAGACGCAAACTGTGTAGTAGAGAACAACTTCAGTGACATGCGAGATGATATTTATGATTATGCAATTATCGAAAAAATGGAACCAGGCATCTTAACTGTAGATCTAGAACGAGTTGTTTATAAGTGGAATGAAGAAAAACACAGCTATGAAAAGATTGCAACCCCGCCAGAATTAGAGCACGTAAGTAATTTTGGTATAGGGTAAACAATAAAAATTGTAAGATATAAAGGAGTAATTAAAAATGGGCAGTGTTTTAGACATCGCAAAACAAATTAACAGAGCGTGGAAAACTGAGGTACTTACGCCAGGAAATTTGATCCCGGAATGTAAGAGATTCTCAATGGGTACAATGTCTGCAGATTATGCATTGTATGGTGGACTTCCTGAAGGAAAGGTAATCGTTTATGCTGGAGAATCTGGTTCCTGTAAGTCATTAGTAGCATGCTTAGCTATGGCACAGTTTCAGGCAATTCATCCTGATAAGACATGTATTTATGTTGATGCAGAGGAAACTCTTGTAGGTCAGGTTGAATGGTTTGCAAAGATGACACATCTTGATCTTGATCCTGAAAGATTCCAGAGATACGACTGTACAGGTAAATCTGCAGAAGAAATTTTCTCAGACATTATTAAACTTCAGGAAGCAGATGATATTGGTCTTATCATTATTGACTCTGCACCAATGTTGCTTTCACAAGCTGATGTTGATAACGACATCACTAAGGATAATGGTCAGAGAGCATCTATTGCTAAGTCAATGGGTAAGTTCCTCAAGTTCATGGTTCCATCTGTTGCAAGGGCTGGAAATACTCTGCTTGTTATTAACCATACACGTGTAGCTGGTACTACATTTACTGGTGCTAAGATCTATACAGAACCTTGTGGTTATGCACTTAATTTCTATCCGTGTATTAAGGTAAGATTTGCAACACGTAAGTTTACTTGCGGAGATAATCTTGGTCTTTCTGCTTCACAGACTGATGAAAAGACAGATGGTATTGTTGCTACTTTCTCAGTTACAAAGAACAGACTTGGTCCACTTAATCGTAATGGTGCAAAGATCGTATTTAGATTTAATACTGGAGTTGATACACTCACTGATCTTATTGAGATTATCACAAAGTATGAAATTGCTAAGAAGCTTTCTTCAGTATCTTGGCAGCTTGTAAAGCCTGGTACTGACGAACCATATCTTGATGAAAATGGTAAACCGCTTCAGTTTGCTGGTAAGGGCAAGATGGTTGAGTACATTAAGACTCATGATGAGTTTAGAGTTGAGTATGAGAAGGCAGTATCAGCATACATCAATAAGACTGGTAAGGATATTTCACTTATTGATGAAGAAGATCTTAAGTCAATTCTCGAAGCTGAAAAGAGTGTTGAAGAATCTAGTACTAAGGCACCTTCTGAAGAGTTTAATACTACTCCAGTTGAAGAAAAGAAAACTGAAGAAGAGGTTGAACCTGAAACATCTGAAGCAAACGATGAACCTGCAAATGACGATCTTCCTGTAAAAGAAGATGCAGATTTTGACGATGGTAATGATGTAAGCTATACTGCTTATGCGCCTGCAGCTCCATCTGCAACTGATGTTGATGACAATGGTGATTTTTAATCAATCTGTAGCAATGATTTAAGCATTGAAGTCTATGACTTGAGGGGTGCAATTCCCCTCCTACTGTTCAAATAAATAAAAGGAGATGCTAGTGATATTATGCAATTTAGACAACATCGTGATGATGGTGAAAAGAAGCCTACTAGATACTTTTCTAAAAAGCAAGAAACATCTGTAGCAAAGGCAGTAGGTGCAAGAGTAGTTGCAAATAGTGGCGCTACGCCTTATGATAAAGGTGATGTAACTGACGACAAATGGCTTATTGAATGTAAGACATGTGTTAAAGATCAGGAAAGCTTTTCTGTTAAGAAGGGTTGGTTTGAGAAAAACCTTGAAGAATCTATTTATATGAAGAAAGCTCATACTGCAGTAGTATTTAGTTTTGGTCCTAATAGTAAAAACTACTATATTGTGGATGAGCTCACTTTTCAGAGGATGAAGGAGTTGTTAGATAGATACAGTGATGAGGACGAAGTATGATAAGCTATTTACAGGAATTATTACCTGTGATATAATAAGTTAAGGAGAATTGATAATGACAGCTCAAGATGTAACAGAAGCTATTCTAAGTATAAACCCAAAAGCTGAACCATTGTTCAGAGCTGCTCATATAATCTCAGACGAAAGGCAATACAGTGCCAAGGGTCATCCAGAATATCCGTTCTTAAAATATTTTTTCGATCCCAAATTTATTGTAATTATTTCTAAGCAGATTCATGTATACTTAGTGGGCGATAAAGACAAGGGTAAACAGTATCATGTAATAAACATTGAAGGATATCATGCTGACCATATGGTTGTAGCGCTTAGAGAACTTACTGGTATTATAAAGACGACTGTAAATGAAAAACTATTCTTACCGAATAACTTTTATGACAGAATTATCTACATGCACAATGATGAGCTATTTATATTTAATAGAGTGAATGCTCTCAATTGTAGTATGTTTACTGGTAAGTCCAAATGGACATTCGGTACTCGAGCTGATACGATCTACAATGTAGATTATGAAGCAGCTATTAGTGAGAAAAACACATCGGCTTATAAAATTTTGGATCAGATATATGATACAATCGAACCAGGTTTTATAAAGAAATAAGGAGATTCAATATGGCAGACACTAACACAAAAATTAAGAACAATGAAATGAGTGCTGACGTAGCTGCATTTCAGGCAGATGTTGAGCTTGAAAAGTATCGTCAACGCGTAGAAACTGGGGCTCTTACTAAAGAGGAAAAAGACGATCGCAAACAGGTTCTTGATTTTCTTGGATTTTCTGAGTAAATAGCCCCCCATTCAATTTTTGAAAGGAGGCTAAATTATGCCTAGAAGAAAGTATACGTATGATTTAGATCAAGTACAGCTTACTCACGTTAAGTCTGGTGATCAGGACAACAACATCTATTACTCATATTTTTCTGAAAACAAAGAACAGAAGAAGAAAGTATTAGCTGCGCTTTTGACGCCTCACACAGTAAATGATGTAATTGATATGATTTTCAAAGGTGACATTACTGATGATCAGTTAAGAAAGATTACAACAGTAATCACATTCATTGAGGCTATTTGTCAGATTACTAATACTAGCATTACAGTTACGCCTAGTAAGTTATTTTTCGCAACATTAGTTAACTGGAATGCAAGTAAAGGAAATGGTACAAATAAGATTAGATCTTATTCTGCTTTACATTATGCCGGAGAATCAAGCACAGAACTTGACTATAAAGAGTATATTGTAAATGGTGATAATGAAGGTCAAAAATTCAACGGTGATTATATTTCAGTTGTTATTTCACCTAAAGAGTTTGGCAATAAGTTAGAACTTAATCTTCCGATTATTTCTATGAAATTAGGATTGTTCAGATTTGCTGCAGAACATATTGCTGCATATATGACAATTGTCGGAGATCCCGATAAAACGTCACTCACAGTTCCAGCATCCACTTGGATGGATATGATTTCAGAAGCTATGAGTAAACGTAAAATTGCTACATTTTCAAAATTAGAAAGCAAGCGTTTGCCAAATTTGGTTAGTAGCGATGCTAAGTATATTGATGAGATCTTAGCGCTTAATGATTTCAAAAGTCAATTCAGTTTCTTGAATGTTTATGAAATCGAATTCGATGAGAATGATGGAACACTTACACTTAAAAATACATCTGAACCACCTGAAATTCAGGCTATTGGATTTAGATGGATAGAGACACGTGGACAGTCTTGGTTCCTTAAATCACCGAGATTCTATATCGTCTCTAAACACAATAGTGGTGCACACATTCTTACACAAGGATAAAAAATCTAATAACAATACAGTCTTGGAAAACTCAAATTCCAAGATTGTATTGTTTATTTCAAGACCTAAGGAGGTAGTATGAAAAAAGATACAAACGATCAAACAGACATCATCGAGGCCTTATCAATTGGCGATTATGCATATGTTTGGCATCGTGTATTCAAATGCGGATATAAGATCTCCGATGATATAAATGAACGTTATGCAGTATTTTGTGATTGTGTTGACAATTTCGATTGTTCTGTAAATAACAACTTCATAAAATATTATATGGAACATTTGAAGTACGTAGCTAGCTATAATAACAAGACTTTTTATGTTAGCACAAATCGTTCCATAATACGAAAGCTTAGGAATGAAAATATTTCACCAACCGATTGTGAGAATTCAACGCTTACACAAGAATTAAAGAATTGGAGTAATTAAGATATGGCTAAAAGAGATTTTGTTAAGAAACCTAAATATCGTGATTTTATGGTACTTCCAGCACTAATCTTTGAAGACGAGCGTTTGTCTATTGGGGCAAAGGGTCTATATGCACAGCTATACTACAGTTCATCTGGTATTTCTTCATTAGAAGAATTAACGAGTGTGTCTACGTCTAGTAAAGAAGAATTAGACACACTTTTTGATGAGTTGGTTAAGATTGGTTATATCGTCCTTAATAAAAAGGGTGAAGCTGAATTTGTAGTTAAGACTCAGAACGAAAAGACAGTTGCTAAGAAGGTTGATGAAGCCCAGTTAGAAGAGTTTAAGAATACCGTACAAGAACAGCCTAAAGTTCTTAATGCCTATGAAAAGATGGTTGGTCTTATCACAAGTTACAAATTCAATGAGAAAATTACTAACTTACTCATGCAGTATTTCGAGAATTGGATGAATCGTCGAGGCAGATTTGCTGAAGCTGATCAAATTCATGGATATCTTGTTCGAGCTAAGATAAATGATTTAGTCAGTTTTAAGATGAGCGATGATGACATGATTACATGTATTCAGAACTCAATTGATAGAGAATGGTTTAAGTTTGTAGATCAGCGTGAAGGTACACAACCTAAAGTTGCACCTAAACACACAAATACTTCATCTCATATCAACTTTGATAAGACTACACTAACAAGTGGTTCGTATACTGAAGATGATATTCAGAAGATTAAAGAGCGTGCTGAATCACTTGATGCAGAAGGTAAGAAAGGAACGTATTAAAATGAAGATGCAAGATTGTTTTCACAAGAAAGTCTGTAAGACAGGTTGCTCGCCTATGTGCGAACGGTACAGATTTTTCAATAATCAGCTTGATATGAGTAATCTTCCAAGTATGTATAAGCAACCTTTTACGATTTACCATGTAGATGCAGATGAAAAGCAGTATGATGAACTCAATAAACTTAAAGGTGAAGAAGTAGTTAAGTTTGTTCAAGATGGAAAGAGTTTATACATTTGCTCAACTACATGCGGTAATGCTAAAACTACTTGGGCAGCAAAAATAATGCTGAGATACATGGATCAAACTTGGAAGGGCAGCTATGATTTTCCAAGAAGTATATTTGTAAATGTACCTACATTTTTACTCGATATTAAGAAATTTGATGCTATTCCTGATTATATAACTAGACTTAAAGAAGCAGATTTAGTTATATGGGATGATTTAGCTTTTGGTCGATTAACAGATTACGAGCATGAACAGTTGCTTCAGTTTATTGATTATCGTATAGCGAACGATAAGAGCAACATTTATACAGGTAATATAACAGACTATGAAACTCTAAAGAGAGTTATCGGTGGAAGACTTGCAAGTCGAATCTTCAATGGTTCGAAAGTCATTGAGTTTAAGTCTGATGACTTTAGAGCTGGAGGGAAATTATGATACAGTTGCAGGCATTAAATTATATCGTCAATAAAAAGGATGTAGACTTCCTTACAAAATACGACGATAAGTACTACTTTAACTACCGAGATCAATACAACTTTGTATTAAAGCATTTCAAAACGTATAAGACGATTCCTGATATTGGTACAGTTTTGGACCATTTTCCAGACTTTACACCAATGGATGTTTCAGAATCTGTTGCTTATCTTGAACAGCGACTTTACGAAGAATATGTTTACAATGATTGTGTAGAAACAATTAATGCAAGTGAAACAGATTTTGCTATGGACGCTGTTAAGACTAAAGATAAAATTATTCAGCGATTACAGTCAATTCAAGCACCTAATCGATCTTATGGTACTGACATCATTAAGAATGCAGGCGATAGATACGATAGTCTGTTAGAAAAACAGATGGATAGAGATGAATATCTCTTTAGTACAAATCTTACTGAACTTGATATGATTCTTAATGGTGGATTAAGACGTGGTGAAGAGTTAATTGTAATCTATGCTCGTACTAATAACGCAAAAACTTGGATTGCTGAAAAACTTGCTGTTGAAGTTTGGGCTGGTCCTAGAGATGCTAAAGGAAATCCTACTGGTAAAGGTGTAAATGTTGGATTCTTCTCACCAGAAATGAGTGCTACAGAAATTGGTTACAGATTTGATACGTTGTTTAAGAACTTTGATAATCATGGTATTACTGGTGCTGATGCAAAGTTTAATTCTGATCCATATAAGAAGTACGTAAATACTCTTGCTAGTAAAGATCGTCCTCTTTTCAACGTAGTAACTCCACTTGACTTTCCTGATAAGCGAGTTACAGTTACAGAATTAAGCAGATGGATTGAAGCACTTGACCTTAAGATGATTGTTATTGATGGTCTTACATATCTTACAAATGAGAGAGGTCATAAAGGCAAGAATACTACGGAAAATCTTACTGAAATTGCAGAAGATCTTATGCTTCTTAGTATGGAAAAGCAGATTCCGATTATTGCAGTCATGCAAGCAAATAGAACTGGTGCAAGAGATTCAGATGGTGAAGTAAGTACTGAATCACCTGAGCTTGATTCAATTCGTGGTTCTGATGGTATTTCACATAATGCATCAAGAGCAATCTCAGTCTATAAGGCAAAGGATGTTATTAAACTATACCTTAGCAAAAATAGATATGGTGAGAAAGGACAGCATTTGTTCTATCAGTACGATATCAATACAGGTACGTTTACATATACCGCAAATCCTAAAGATGGAATTGCAATTGATACTACAGAAAATACATCATTTACAACTGATACTGGAGACGCAATCTAATGAAGGTCGGAAATCTCAACCTAAATACAGACTTGAAACAAATTCTCGATAGACTTATATCAGACTGTCGACAGAATGGTTTTAATTATTTTTCAAGGGGATATAAGGCAATAAACGGGTATTTGTCCGTTCAATGCCCATATCATAAAATGGGGCAAGAGAAACATCCATCAGCCCAGTTTAGAGAATCTGATGGATTGTTTTACTGCTTCGGTTGCAAGGAGACACATGGCCTTGCAGATGTTATAACTCATTGTCTACAAGTAAACGGACGATCATGGTTATTAGAAAATTTTGATGGAAGTTCTATTGAAGAACGTAACGTCAAATTTAATCTGCCATCGAGAGAAAAGAAGACTGTAGAATTTGTAGACAAAGAGGTACTTAAAGCATATAGATTTACTCATCCATATATGTTTGCGCGAAAGCTTAACATAGACACAATTCGGAGATTCGATATTGGATATGACAAAGAGCATGATTGTATAACATTTCCAAATAGAGATGAATTTGGCAATATTCTATTTATTGCTACTCGAAATGTATCTAATAAGTTTTTCCATTATCCTGAAGGAGTAGATAAACCTGTTTATGGATTGTACGAAATCTATCGTGAAAGACGTAAAGGTGTAGAAATCAATGAGGTCTATGTATGTGAGTCAATGTTAGATGCACTTGCAATATGGTCTCATGGTAAATATGCAGTTGCGTTAAATGGAACTGGGTCTAGTTATCAGTATGACATTATTAAGCGATCAGACTTAAGATATTTGATTTTGGCTACAGATAATGATGATGCTGGAAAGAAAGCTAGAGAAAAGTTTCGTAAAAATGTCACCAACAAAATTATTAAAGAAATTGATTATTCATGTTATGGTGACTGCAAAGACATTAATGATATGACTAGAGAACAGTTCTTATTTGTGAAAATTATCTAAAAATTTCAACAAAACTATTTACATTTAACTAAGATCTTGTTATAATATAACCATAATAAATGAAACAAAATTTGCTTAATCATTTGAGGAGGTATTATTATGGCAGATCTTAGTTTTTTGGATAAAGAAAAGTTGCACACCGGTTTTGGTGAAGTAATCGTTAATGCTAAGTCATATGACGGTGTTCTTGCACAGGCTGGTCTTAATTGGACAGTATCTGCACATCCTGTATATACCGAAGTTAATGGTAAGCAGATCGAAGTTCCTGGATCGAACATTATTGTAAGGGAAGCCGATGAAAAACCTCTCGGTATTGTTTCTGATAAGTATAAGATCGTTAACAACGCAGATGCATTCGCATTTACTGAATCGATCTTTAACTCAAAAGCGATTGAGTTCATCCGTGGTGGATCTTATCGCGGTGGATCCTCTACATGGCTTGAAGCAAAGATAACTGGTGAATACTCTATCCTTGGTGATGACGTTGATTGTTATCTGATCTTCATGAACTCGCATGATGGTACAGGTTCTGTCAAATGTATGATCGTCCCTGAGAGAATTGCGTGCTCAAATGCACTTAATATCCCTTTAAGAGCTCAGTCTAGACATTGGAGATGTGTACACTCTGGCGATCCTATGAAGAAGATCGATGAAGCAAGAGAAATTCTTCTTGCAGGTTCTTCTTATATGAACGCACTTAACAGAGAATGCGAAATGCTCCAGTCTATAAAGATTTCTGATTCTCAAGTAATGCAGTTCATTAATCGTTTGTTCCCTATCAACGATGAAATGTCTGATAAGCAGAAAGAGAATCTGGAAAGCAGAAGAGGACAGCTTCTTTCAGTTTTCCTTTCGAAAGAAGATTTGTTCGAATTTGGATCTACCGGATACAAGTTCATTTCTGCAGTTGCTGATTATGCAGATCATAATGTTGGTCGTAATACTAAGAATAGTAACATCAACAGATATATGTATATTGCAAACGGCAGTGCACTTGTTGATCAGGCTTACACCATGATTTTAACAGCCTAAACTAAAAGTAATAGCACCTTGGAGAATAGCTTGCTTACTATTCAAAGAGGTGCTATTACCATATAAGGGCAAAAGTATGAAAAAAGATTTACAGAAACTTGCGAAAGCAATCAAAGAACAGCGTAAAGTCGCGATTTTTGTCACATGTGTCTTAACGTATGTTGTAGTTATTATTTTAGTTAAAGCTAATGCATTTGCTAAGACGCCTTCATTAGATCTTGTAAGAGCAGACGCCGCAGCAGTTGAAGCTCAAGAGACCGAACTCGTTACAGTAGAAGCAGATTTAGCGGATAAGGCTGAGTATTATAAAAACTTATACGGTCCTAAACCTGAACCCGTTACAGTAACAGTAAATGGTTATGAGTTTGACTATATTCATGGTGCGCCTTATAGTGTATACGAGAGTATGGCAAGAGCTATGGAAGTTGAAACTGAAGCACCAGCTGAAGATGAAGAAATGATGTCTGAATTTACTGAGGCTGCTTACACACCAGGTGAATTAAGATATCATGGAGTTCTTCATTGGAACGGTCATAAATGGACATGGTATTCAGAGAAAGTTTTATTTGGTGGTGGACTTGATATTCCAGGACGTTATACAGATGAAGATGGATTTGTTTGTGATGAAGATGGTTACATTTGTCTTGCAGCTTCTACAGACTACATAAGTTACGGCACAGTAATTGATACACCATTTGGTAGACCTGGTAAGATTTACGACAGCGGTTGTGCTTACGGAACAATTGATGTTTATGTAGGTTGGTAATCTTTGTAATCGAATTGCAAATTAAAATAAGAGATTGGTCAAAGACCAGTCTCTTTTTGTTTGAAAATTATAGTCAAACTATTTACAGGTGAAACTAATCTTGTTATAATGTATCTATAATAATATTGGAGGTAATACTACATGGATATTAAAATTAAGGGTAATTTACTGGTTGATTTCTGTAATTATCTGGATGAACTCAATGTTGATAATATAAAATCATTAAATAAACTTTGTGTAGATCTTAGATGGAATCATCAGTATTATCCTGAATCAAATGGTAGTAACATCAATCCTAATACATATACTGTTAGTGAACTTACACTTATTAAGGAAGCTTTTAGAAAAGTTAAGGCAAGAAAAATCACTAAGTATTTAGAAATGCTTATTGGTGCTTTAACAAATACTGATGATACAGTAATGACAGATCTTCAAATATTTTGTAGAGCTATAGTTAAGTATGTAGATGAGCATACTGCACACAAATGGATATTTGCTAAAACTAAAATTAAGGGTGAGGAATATGTAGTTCCTTATCTTTTATATAATGTGCATTATGAGCCTGAACAGTATGATCGTGATAATTATTACTATCCTCCATACGTAGAATTTGAGATTCACACAAATGGTATAAATGGTTTTGATAAACGCTGTGTAAAGTTTTCATTTGGCGACATTGAAAATCTTACAATTCCGCAAATCTTGGCCAAGAAAGAAATATATGTTGAAACTGAAGATCTCTATAATGAGTATGAACAAAACGATAAGATCTTTCAGGAAAGACTGACTGAACAAGGTAAACAGTATAAGTGCGCTAAATATGCAATTAAATCTAAAAACGATTGGCCTACAGATGGTTTTAGAACTACAGAAAAGTCTGATGCAATATTAGATTTCTTTAAGGTAGTCAATGATAAACGCTCTGATGATAGAAATTTATATAGAGTTGAAGATTGCTATTTGTACAATAATATACGTAAGTGTGAAATTCCTGTTCTTCCATTTATTGTTTGCTATAACTTAGACACATATACTGATTGTTACTGTCACGTTACAGATATTGAAGATTATGTGTACGATCATACTTTACAGGACAAACTTGTTTTGCCTGAATCTCATAAAAATCTACTTGACATTCTTGTAAACAATTCAAATGTTCTTAGAGGCGACATTATCAATAACAAGGGTAATGGTACAGTTGTTATTCTCGAGGGCCCTCCTGGATGTGGTAAAACACTTACTACAGAAGTTTATTCAGAACTTATTGAAAAGCCACTTTATAAGGTTACTGCGTGTCAGCTTGGTATTGATGGTGAGAAGATGGATAGCAAGTTAAGTGAAGTTCTTAATAGAGCATCTAGACTTGGTTGTATTCTTCTTATTGATGAATGCGAGACATTTGTAAGACAGCGTGGTACTGATCTTATTCAGAATGCAATTATCACAACTTTCCTTAGACGAATTGAATACTTTGATGGAATTATGTTTCTTACAAGTAATAAGATCAAAGATATTGATGATGCTATTCTTTCAAGATGTATTGCAGCTATTAAGTATGAACCACCTACAGCAGCAAATGCTAAGAAGATTTGGCGAGTTCTTGCATCACAGTTTGAGCTCAACGATCAGCTGACTGACGATGATATTGATACACTTATCAAGATTTTCCCTAGTGCAGTTGGTCGTGATATTAAAGAATTACTTAAGCTTACTACTAGATATTGCATGGGAATGAACCAGAAGTTAAATATTGATGCATTCCTTACTTGTGCACAGTTTAGATATCTTGATGTTAACGAAAAATTTGTAGAAGAATGGAAACATAAAGAAGAGACGTAAAATGCTATGATAAAATATCTGCAGAGAGCAATCAATTGGAGACTTGCTAACGAGATGTTTGTATTAGGATGGAATCATGATGGTTATGAGGTTGATCCAATAACTCATGAAAATGTTGGTGCAGACATTTTACCTAATTACAAATATTCAGAAATTATTCGAAGTCATGGTTTAGTACCTACTCAATTAACAGAAGAACGGATTATCGTAAATCTTGCAGTTATGACAACAAGTCCAACTGGTGAAGAAACTACTATTGAAGCTCGATTAGTCGAAATTGAGTCTAGATACGGAAAAGATCATATTTGGTATAAACAATCTAAAGAGGTATGCGACATTCTAAAAGATTATACAAGGGGGCTTGAATATGTTTGATATTCAGTTTGAGATTAACGAAGTAAAAGAATGGATTAACGATTGGTTTAAGTATAATGGTCCTAATGCAAGTGCAGTAATTGGTATTTCTGGTGGTAAAGATTCTACTATTATTGCGAAGTTGCTTGTTGATGCTTTAGGAAAAGATCGAGTTGTTGGTGTTATGATGCCAAATGGTGTTCAGAGAGATATCTCAGATAGTCAGAAAGTAATTGATTTGCTCGGTATTAAGAGTTTTACTATTAACATTGAAGATTCATTCAATGGTCTCCTGAATCAACTGGAGAATCCTTCTGAAGATACAAAGATTAACATTGCGCCAAGACTTAGAATGACGGCTTTATATGCAGTTGCGCAGTCATTGCCAAATGGTGGTAGAGTATGCAATACATGTAATTATTCTGAAGACTATGTTGGTTATTCCACAAAGTTTGGTGATGCTGCAGGTGATTTCAGTCCGTGTGCAGAATTTACTGTAACTGAGATGCTTCAAATTGGTGATGCACTCAGTCTTCCATACGAATTAGTTCATAAAATACCTTCTGACGGTCTTTGTGGACAGAATGATGAAGATAAGCTCGGTTTTACTTATGCTGAGCTTGATAAATATATTACAACTGATGAGATTTCTGATCAGTCTAAACTTGAAAACATTGAACGAAGACATAGACTTAATTTACATAAGTTAAAGCCTATGCCTAAGTATCAACGTGTGTAAATTAAGGGAGTTTTTTGTTTATGAAAGGAGCAAAAAATAAGTTTCCTTAATAAAGGTTGTCTGAAATACGACAACCTTTATTTTTTGCATCAAATAGCTATTTACAATATTTCACAATCGTGTTATAATTATTTCATAATAAATGTTATGGAGGTAATTAACTATGAGATCACTTTTACTTTTTAGAGGCGCACCTGGTTGTGGAAAGTCTACTTTCATTGATAAGAATGGACTTAGACCTTT